GTGCTAAGGTCAACCGCCGTGAACATAACTATGTCAATGATGTCACTCGCCGCTGCACCTGTCGTTAAAACAACAGTTGAGCCGTTGGTTGCCGTGAAGTCGGTGCCATCGACCAACTTAACGCCGTTCATGTACACGTCAACAAACCCAGCCGTGTAGCCAGCCGTGTTGAACGTCGTCTGTGACGCAGTGGCTGTAAACGTCTGCCGTGTCTGGGTAGCCTGTGGCGTGGGGGCATTACCTATGTAAGCTGACATTAGTTACCCTCCAAGGCTGTTACTCTAGCTTCCAAGGCTTCGATCTTGGCTTGCTGCTCTTGAATTGCTTTGATGCACAGAGCTACCATGTTGCTATACGAAAGTGCATCTGGTAATCCATCTTCATCGTATTGGACAAACTCTGTTAAACCTGCTTCGTGAACTTCTTCTGCAACAAGGCCACCAAAAATAGTGTCGCCATCAGAGTTCCCTTTGTACGTAACGGGTCTAAGAGTAAGTAGTTCAGCTAAACCATGCGTCGCATCATTGATAGTGTTCTTATACCTGCGTGATGATGTTGATCTATAAAACTCCCCAGATGCGCCAATTCCAACATTTGCAGAACCACCAGAAGTATTGCTATAGGTCGGAGAAGAAAATAATAGACCGCTGCCGTCGATGCGCATACGTTCTGAGCCGTCAGTAGCAAACTGCATACTATTGCTATCATGTGCGTAATTTAAGTAGCCACGATAGTTGTCTGCACCAGATGTTCCATCACCAAAATGAATGGTACTTGCGCCAGATGTTGAGGCGTAAAATTGCAGCCTTGTGTAAGTGGTTCCTGTGTCACCAACAGTTAATAGTTGCGTAGGCGAACTCGTCCCAATGCCCACGTTGCCGCTGCTGTCAACAATTAAATCAGATGTGCCAACTTGAAAGGGATTGCTTGGACTTGCAGTACCCACGCCGACCCGATTGTTGGTACTGTCAACGTAAAGCGTGTTGGTGTCTACGGTCAGATCACCGCCGACTGTGCTATCTCCACCAACGGTTGCGCTGGTTGTGCTGAGGAGAACAGCTTTTGTGCCTAAGTAACCGCTCATTAGGTTTGCTCCAAGATACTCAGGATAACATCAGTTGCGCCAGAGGCTGAGACTTTAAGGATGTCTGTTGCTTCCATGACGATCTTGCCATCTAACACAGACAGAGATGAATTAGCTGGAATAGGTACTGAAGTCACAATCTCAACGTCTTGGTTTGCTTCGTCGTTGTTACCTGCACGACCAGCCGTGTCAGACGACAGTGTAACGGTAGCCGTAACCTGACTGCCCGTGGTGTTCCCCAAGACCAGACCTATAACAACTGTGGTTGTAGAGGCAGCTACAGTATAGATGTCGTCAAGCGTTGTGACCCCTGCCTTGGTTACAACTTTAAATGTATTTGCCATCGTATCACCCCAGAGCTATTGAAAGGGCCACGCTGGTCCCTGCCGGTTCAAAATCAGTCGTTGCAGAAGTCGCCGCAGACCCAAGCCCCAACGTAGTTCGCGCCGCAGACGCATCCGCGTCATCAATTAAGGACGCGCCAAACGTACTGATCGTACTACTTTCTACCTTATCTGAGTTCAGATTGGTGAAGTTCGCATCGACCTCTGCGTGCGTAAGCGGGCTACCCTTGCCTGATCTCGTGACTATCGTGGACATTAGTCAAGTCTCACTTTTAAGTTGCCCGCGCTAATCCTAAACACATCTCCCGTTTCAATAGTTTTAGGCAGAGCCGTGGAAAAGTCACTTGGATCAGTAAGCTGCGCCCAAGCCAAGCGGTTTCCACCAGAGCTTGCGTCATAAACAGCCGCGTAACTCACAGTACCCCAGCTTGCCGTAGCCACTGGAAATTCTATGGCTGCGCTTGTAGCCGCCTCAGTTGGATTTGTACCAGACACGCTAAACGATGCGCTTTGCCGCGCATAACCGCTGCCGCTGACCTCAGTGCCAGCCGAAGCATCTGTATCGGCGCTTGTATGAAGCCCAACGTAAATAGTCGTCGGGCTTGTGTAGGACGTGTTCGTAAACACATGCTTTAGTAGTGCATCTTCAAGATAGTCGGTAAAGCTCATCAGTAGCTCCTTATTTTCATACGCAACCCAGCGCCGCCATATTTAGCCTGATTGCTTTCTTCATTTATCGCCTGCACCGCTGCAGCATACAGAGACGCCCAAGTCGTAATACGCTGATCCTCAGCCAAATAGGGCGCGGAGTGTATCAAAGAACCATACAAATAAGCATCAGGAAAATACGTCAGAAGCCAATTATTTGTATTGCTATCGCTCAATGCAGAAATCCGCGAATAATAATAAAGCTCTAAGCTATAGGTCGCATCAGGCGTGGGGTATAGTTCTATTTCACCTTGCGTAAATGCATAAAACGCAGGTTTTCCAGACGTGTCCAAACTTGCCTCGCGGCGCTGCCTTAGCTGATGATGACTAATAAGCTCAACAGGGCGATAATCACCTGTTTCAATGTGCAATCTTATCGGCTCAAGAAAGTCTGCAGGTATTGCACTATACTGACCGTCAACCTCAGCAGACGCCCTATTCTCCATGCGCCAATGCCTAATTTTTCTATTAAAGTCAGTTTCAGCCAACTTAATAAAATCAGGTATTACAGACGTTAAATCATCGCGGTTTAGAAAGTCCGCGATGCTCGATTTAAGCTCTGCAAATGTAGATAACGCCATTTAACAATCCCACCTTCTGCGTGCCGCTTTGCCCCGCTCACCCGTCCAACCCTGAGAACGCGCACAAAACGATTTTTTACGCGCCGCGTCCTTCTTGGTCTTAGGGTTAGGGGCAGGCGGCTTTAGCTTACTACCCGTTGCCTTATTATACTTTGCTCGGCCCTTTGCTGTCAGGCCAGCACCCTTGCTGACTGGCAACTTTTCGCCACGACCCACACTTAAATTCGGCCCAGATTTGCGCTTGGTAGGCAAGGCTAACCTCTACCCTCTTTTGCCATCATAAAGCTCAAATAAGCCTCATATTGACGCTGCAAGTTGCGCTCGCCACTGCGCCCCGTATATAGCACTTCAAACGTCTTTGGATCGACCTGCCTTGCCATAAACTGCATAAACAAAGGGTCTTGCGTAGGATCAGCGTAGCGCTGCACGGGTGCTTGCGGCATACCCGCCGCTGGCCCTTCTGGGCGAACCATCTGTGTCGGCGCTGCAGGCATACCTGCCGCTGGCCCCTCTGGGCGCACCATGCTTGGCAAAGCCCTCGGCATACCCGCCGCTGACCCTTCTGGGCGAACCATCTGTGCAAGATTAGGCGGCAGAAGGGCCAAGTAATCTTGATTGGTCATCTCTGGGTCGTCAGGGTACATAGGGGGGTCTTGAAACATTGTATTCAGTTTAAACTCTGCGCGGATACGCGGGTCTGCGTCAAGAACGTCCGTACCCTGCCTTTGATAACTTTTAGCACGGTCAAAAATGTCACCTACAAAATCTAATGCGTAATTCATCGGTAGGGGCGCTGTTTCTCTAGAAGCAGCAGGGGTTGCCATCAGACCATAAGGACCAACAGGCTCAACATTATTGCGAGAAGAAAGCGCTGGCACAACACCATAAGCATCAATTGGCTCAACATTATTGCGAGACACCATCTCAGGTCTTGCACGCGGCCTTAAAGTCATTCCACCGTTCGCAGACCTAGCATCCGTAGCAATGCGCTCCACACGATCTTGTGCTTCATACGGCTTAGCAAAAAGATTGCCTAGCGCAGACAACAATCCACCACCCTCAAAGCGATCCCCAGACCGACCGGCACCGCCGCCGTCAATCATGTCAAGCAACCCAGTAAATCTTGGCCCTGCGCCATCACGACCACCGCGCAATGCATTAAGCGCACCTAAGCCAGCCAGTAAGCCTATCGCTTGTCCCGCATTCATTTCTTTCTACCTTTCGCAGTTTTTGCCGCATCTTTAAACGCCTTAGCAGTAGGCGCATTTTTTGACCCAACCTTACGCATCTTTTCACCGCTACCCGCCGCAATGCGTTTTCGCTTGGCATGAATATTTGCATAAAGTCCTTTAGCCATTACTTATACTTTCCAGCCTGACACTTGCCAGCACGCTTACACGCAGCAGGCGTAGGACAATTCTTACATGGAGTAAATTTCATTTTTTCTTCCTTTTAGATTTTTTCGCTACAGAAAGAGCAATTGCAACAGCCTGCTTTTGAGGTTTTCCAGACTTCATCTCAGCCCGAATATTCTTAGAAATAGTTTTCTTAGAATACCCCCTCTTTAACGGCATGAATAACTCCTTTTTGCGCACCATAACACTTTATGCAATTCCACGCAAATTTCTTCTTATTTCACCGCGCCAACTTATAAACGCGCCACTCAAAGCAGTCGCCGCATCACTTGCCATCGTCAAACATAACGCATCAGCCAAGTCAGGCGAAGAAAGCCCACGCTTGCGCATCTCATCCTTACTTTCAGCCTTCATTTTGCCACTACTGGTAAAACTATAGCGAATGCTGGTTAGCTCTGCGATAAGCTGGTCATTCTTCGGCAGCTTGCAAGAACGATCCTCAAGCCAACCCTTCGTCTTAAACCAAAGCTCGCTGCGCAGATTAAGATAGGTATCGCCCATAGATGGGCTTTCAGCTACGTTCACGCCGCGCACAGGCAGGCCAATCTCACGCAGGCGGTCTACCACACCTGAGCCTACGCCGATACTATCGACAAGTATTTGCGCGGGCTGTCTGCTGGGCGGTAACGCCTCATACTCCGCAACAACCCTGCCCACAGTCTGCATCAAATCCAATCCAGACCAAGACCTAAGCTCAGTTACAATCGGACCCTGACGCTTACACAGCGCAGTCTTGTCCTGCCCAAAGCGAGCCACGTCCAACCCCCAGACCGCTTTGGTATCCTCATCAATCTGCACATCGCGGTGCGTGGCATTCTCCACAAGATGAAACGGAATAATCGTATCATCGTCAGCAAGCGGAAACTCACCCAGCACACGAATACGAAACGCATTGCTCTCCTCACCGTAGCGCAAACGCATTTCATCAACAAACTCATCACTCACCAAAGGACTATCCACGCAAGACCAGCGGCGCGTCCACCAGCTATCAGCCATGCGCGTCTGACTTTCAAAAAACGTACCGCTGCTTCGCGTAGGGTTGCTCAACATAATCGTCGTCGCGTTATGACCCGACATAGACCCAGCAGCCGCCTCAAATACCTGCTCAGGAACACCACTAGCCTCATCAACAACCAACATAACATGCTCAGAGTGAACCCCAGCCAAAGCCTCCGGCGTCTCAGCCCTACTGGTACGCGCTGAAATAAACATCTCACTCGGCGCAGACGTATGCTCAACGCGATCCGACTTTACGTTAAGTATGCTCTGCAACCCATCAGGCAACTCGTTAATCCAACGCTTTAACTCCGCAAACAGCGCATCAAAAAGCTGGCTACTGGTCGGCGCAGTTACAACAACCTTATTCGGATAATGCATCAAAAAATACCACAACATCGCCCAAGATGCCGCAGTAGACTTACCCGTACCATGACCAGAACGAATGCTAATCTTACGCTCGCCAGACGCAATCGCATCTAAAAACTCAGTCTGATATGGCAGTGGCTCTACGCCAAGCACCTCCTGCACAAATAAAGCAGGCTTTTTGCTGTACCGCTGCACAAAGTCAACCATCGTATTTTCTGCGGCATTACTCATGATTGATCACCTTCATCTTGCGAAGCGCATCTAAATGAAAATCACCAATATTAATATTAATCTGCTGCTGGTTTCTTCCACCATATTTCTCAGGGTTCCAATTAGACGCTGCAAGGTTGTGCTGACCAACTTTCTGCTTGAGTAACCCAAGATCAACCTGATTTACATTAGCCTCACTAATATCCCGCGTGTGGTTTTCATCCAGCGCCTCAAAAATCTCCCTCTGGCGGCGCTCAGATACCTCCGAAATTAACTCAAAAGCTTGCTCAAAATGCGCGTCTGCAGCGTCCCTACGAGCGCTATCCACAGCAGCCGTAAGCTCCGCGTCAGATAAAATAAGATTGCGCAAAGTGCCGCTGTGGATTTCCATCTTCTGCGCTAAGGATTTAATAGATTTTCCCTCAAGTATCCACTCCCGCAAAAATTCAGCGCCGCCCATTTGCTTAATTTCAGCTAAGCGCTTCTTCTGCAATGACCTGCCAGCCATACTAAATCCTTCTCTAATTTCACGCAAATTTTAACATGATACCGCGCAAAAGCAAGCGGGGAGGGCGGGGGGCTGCAGGAAGGATAACTCAGAACAACGCACAGGGAGGAAAGCGTTCTTCGCAAGGGCAGCACCCCCTACGATTTATATAACACGAATTTTTCTGTGTGGGAATGTATAATAATAATG